GTGACTGGTTCCGTTGGATTATAAAGTTTACTCCAACGGAACGTGGAACCAGGGCACACCTGCACTATAAATACCTGGAGACCCCGGCTAAAATTATGTCTCATTCCTATCCAAAATAAAATGGCTTTTCGATCCCGTATGCGTCGGTCTCGCCGGAGGCCTCTTAAAAGACGCTACCGAAGAATTCGTCGATCCTTCCGACGTGGTGCGCGGCGCTATATGCGACGCACTATGACACGTCGCAGAGTTGCTGACATTGCGTCCACGAAATGCAGGGATAACATGTTATGCCTACCCCTTACTGGTGATGCTGGCACCCCTGGTGTCGCCGGTGAGGCTGCGATTATCCAAGGCGCATTCATTTCGGGCTACCTTTTCTGCCCCACCGCCCGGAGTTCTGAGTGGACCGAGGGTGAGAGGGAGGTGTCTAGGCAGCAGTCACGAGTCTTTGCTCGGGGGTACAAAGAGCGCATCAATATTGTCACAAATGACAACACCAACTGGATATGGCGGCGTATTGTCTTTACGACAAACAACCGCCTATGGGAAGCCTTCCCCCCTGGAACTGTGGAGAAGCATTACGAGGGTGGTACTGGCGTGTTTCAGCCAGGCCAGACCCGTGCGTTGTGGAACTTTGCGCCGTCTCTTGGCGGTGCCCCCGCTGCCGCTGTTAATTACACCGTCTTTGAGGGTGAACGCGGTAATGATTGGCTGAATTTCATGAATGCCACCACCAACCGGAAGTTTATCAAGGTTTTGAGCGACAGAACCCAGAAACTGGAAGGAACAAACAACGCTCCCCGGCAGTATCACTTCAATAAGTGGTATCCTTTTAATAGGAATTTCACCTATAATGAAAAGGAACGTGGGGAGACTAAACCCAGTCAGGACTACCAAAGCAAGTTCTCGTCCAATGAGATTGGGACTATGGGAGATGTCTACATTTTGGATTTGTTTAACTCCGCGAACGGAGATGTCGGAAATCAGTTAGGATTTCAGTGTCACGGCACTTACTACTGGCACGAAAAATAATCAAACCAGATTACTATATAGCGGGCTGTGTACATACACGAATAAACAATTTGCCTCAAGCCACTCTCTATCTGCACCGTGTTGTTCGCGTGGGTCGTCATTCGCGACCCATATAGACGGCTTTCCCCAGTGAATGAGACGCTTACCCTTGTATTTGTCTGTGGCGTAGAACTGAGCCTGATGACCAAGCCACCACTTGTATTGTGGGAAGAACTGTATGCCGCCGTTTATGTCGTCGAATACGGCGTAATTAGCGCCTTGTAATGGCTCGTCCAATGAGAATAGGCCACCGAAGTATGCGTGAGAACCGTGGCTTCGTGCCCACAGTGTCTTCCCCATCCGACTCGGACCATACAGAACGAGACTCTTCTTCCGAGTGCCTATAATTGGTCAGAATCCCAATTTCACCGCCGGAGGCCTGGCTATCCAGATATAGACCAGCGCCCCCGAGCAACGCGACCCCAGGGGGGAGGGGCCCCTTGGGAGGGCCCCCCTGGTGCCCCTTTATGGGGCGCGGGAGCCGGTTGCGACGGGCAAGACTTACCTACACTAAGTTCATTAATTGATCCTTGTACCCAAGAGCCAAGCTCTGGAAATGGTCCAAGAGAACTCTCCAGCTGATTGTCGTGTTTGTATGGTGCTGGATCATCTCGATACATCCAATCGGCATATTTGGAAAGGCTGGTAAACGAGGTACATAAATCTCGTGGAGCATGTTCCAAAAGCAACTGGAAAAACTCTTCTCGACTCTTTGCAGCTGTGATATCATGCCATCGATCATGTTTTGCAGGTACTGCGCCTGCATCTGGTCTCGATAATCCCCCTGCCACAATGTCACCATCTTTGCACGCATAGTCGAAGCCCTCACGTGGTGTAGAGTGCGTAGCTGAAACATTTGGGTGATGATTGTCGACATCAAAGATGCTGGTACGACGAGATCTGAATTTCCTCCCGAAATCGACAAAAGAGTGTAAATGAGTTCCACCATCAGCATGGGCTTCTCGCGCGACGATGCATTCTCCTCGAAGTTCTGCAATGTGATGCACAACTGACCAGGGGTCGAGCGTGCCGCACTGAGCGTAGGTGAGTAGCGCGTACCGTGCATTGAAGCTAAACGTCAT